AGTTAAGCGAATACGATATAGTAGTATTTTCTAGGATGCTATCTAAGACAAAGGATAAGGATAACACTAAGGATATATTAGATGCTATTAAGAAGTCTGGTGCTAAGTTGGTAATGGATTATGACGACGCATGGAGATTGCCTAAATATCATGGACTGTATAAAGAGTTTGAGCAAAAAGGATTTAGATTAAGACAAATAGAGGCAGCAAAGGCAGCCGATGCGATAACAGTTTCAACGCCTTATTTAGAGAAGTCTATAAAGCCTTACAATAAGAATGTCCAAGTAGTTAAGAACGCAGTAGATTACAACAGCGTGCAATGGATGAAGTTTAAAACACCTAGCGATAAGTTAAGAGTAGGGTTTATAGGCGCAAAGGACCATGTCAAGGATATGGAGATGATTGCAGATGAGCTTTGCAAGATAGGGGAGTTACCAAACGTGGAACTTCACTACGGTGGATGGGCACCTGGTGAAGAGAACAACAAGATAGCGAGTTTTATGTCATGCGCTGGTGCTAGTAATATCTTTGATGTAATACCAGCTTTAGACGTTAATTGCTACGGTCAGATGTATAACCATATAGATGTTTGTCTGGCACCATTATACAAAGATGAGTTTACACAAAGTAAGAGTGAATTAAAAGCCTTAGAAGCTGGGTTTATGATGTGTGCTTTAGTAGCAAGTAATCAAGAGCCTTTTACGAATGTATGTAATGAAGATAACAGTATACTGTGTGATGGAGGTAAGGGATGGTATGAAGCAGTAAAGAGATTAAGTGAAGATAGAGACTTAGTAGCGACATTAGCAAATAGATTAAATAAAGATGTATTAGAGAACTACGATATATTGAAAGAAGCGAAAGTAAGGGAAGAGTTTTACAAGTCTCTATGTGGGAATGGGGAATAGCAGTAGAATACTTACCTATCTTATCTTACAATGTAAGTCATAGTATAGAGGGTGTTCATTTGTTTATTAAAGGAAATGTAGTTATGTTTGACATGAATAGAATATATTTGAATTAATGAGTAAGATAGCAGTAATATGTAACACCATGAATGAATACCACAAAGCAAAGATGGGCTTAGGTGTTACGTTAAGCAATGCAGGTAAAGACTACGATTTGTTTATATGGGATAACGGAAGTAAGAACGACCGTATAAAAGACCTTGTTAAATCCTTTGAGCCAAAGTTTCTGCACTATTCAGAAGAGAACGTAGGCAACCCAGTAGCTTATAATCAAATGCTATTAAGGGTAAAAGAACAAGGGTATGACTACGTGGCTATGATTGCCCCTGATATTGTACTACCTAATAACTGGCTAGCACTATCTGAAAGTATATACAGTAGATGCAAGTTAAAAGGGTTTTTAGGTTATGACTGGGGGTATAGACAAGAGCGTAACTTAGAGATGATTGAACAAGTACCTTTGCAGCATTCAGATAACGTGTATGGGTGTTGGTTCTTCTCAACTAAACTACTAGACAAAGTAGGTTTTATCAATGAGGAGTACAAGATGTATGGACGTTGGGATAGTGATTGGAACTTTAGAATAAACGCAAGTGGATATAAGTCCTACTACTTGCCACCAATTGAAATGCTAAAAAGCATACATTTAACCTCAAGCTGGAAGGACAATAGCACAGAGTATAGGAAGTTTAAAGACAAGTGGCTAAGACATAACACAGAGGTAGAGAAAAAGGAACTCCTTAAATACGCTAAGACTAATAACTTCTATGTTGCGCCACCTAAAAAGATTGAGTTATGAGTTTAGATAATCCAGTTAATAACTAATATAAGATGAAGATACAAGTATTAAGCGCAATGTATGGTCGCCATGAGGCAGTATCATTGGCATTAGATTCATGGTATGATGAAGGCCTTAAGTGTTTAATGGTTGTCAGTACGAAGAAAGATAGACACTTTTGTATAAACAGACAGATAGATTATATCCATGCTCCTAATTTTCCGTTATCTAATAAATGGCAGGCGGGTGTAAATTTCTTGAAACAGTATAGTGACGCAGATGCGTTCTTAATATTAGGGAGTGATGACATGATTAAGGGAAGTGAGAACTATAAGACTTACCTGCTGCAAGGTTATGAGTTTATAGGTATAAGCGATATCTATGTACAAGACTTAAAGACTGGCGAGAGAATACATTGGAAAGGATACACTAATCACAGAAGAGGAGAGAGTGCAGGTGCAGGAAGATGTCTATCGAGAAGCCTAATGGATAAGTTAGACTGGTTACTATGGACTGGACAAATTAATAACGGTCTTGATTTTTGCCTAACTAAGCGACTTGATAAAGTGAATTATAAGTCAATCACTATAAACTCATCAATGGTAGAGATTACAGACTTAAAAGATAAGTATAGTGTTACACCGTTTCACAGATTTAAATGAGGGTTTACATAACAGGTTGTGCAAAAACGGGAACAACGCTTCTAAGACGTTTAATGAATGCTTTTGAGGGTTTGAGTGTAGCAGTTGATGAAATGTCTTTAAAAAGGTTTTTAGAGAGTGAATACGATGTGGCAAAAAGAAACGCAAAACAGATATTCAGTATTGGGGTTGATAATGACTTTATAAAGGAAGCAATTAAGCTAATAAAAGATAATGACGTTAAGATACTACACATCCATAGGAATAAAGCGGATGTATTAAAATCGGATAATGGTTATGTCCCAGAGAAAAGATACAACGATGTAGAAGATCAAATGGTTAAATACAAAAAACACATTACACATATTGTACATTTTGAAGAGTTAACCCACCATCCCGATAAGGTTCAAAAAGAAATTGCAGACGCATTGGGTTTAAAGATAAAACACAAATTCAGCGAATACCCAAACTTTATAGATGTTGAATCAGAGAAAATAAACAACGGCATCTATGAGCTTAGAAAAATTGAAAAGAAATAAGTTTGCGGCGGTTGTAAGTGATGAGGTTAACGAAAGACTATTAAAGCGCTACTCTAAAGGTATAGTAGAACAGATACGAAAATTTGGCAAAGCATAAAGTACATACTACTGATGTATTTCAGAAACTATGGGCAGCAATAAACGACCCTAAAGTACGTGGCATTGTATTGGAGGGTGGATCACGATCTAGCAAGTCATGGAGCATAGCACAAGCATTAATACTATACGGTTATCAGAATGAGGGTTTAACTATAATGGTTGCAAGGCAAAAGTACACATGGATTAGAATGTCAGTACTGGCCACTATGCAGAATGTAATACAATCAATAGGCTTACCAATTCACTTTACAAAGAATCCATTTAGATACGAATGGAATAATAACGAGTTAACATTTGGAGGACTAGACACCCCCCAAAAGATACATGGTGTAGAGACTGATATATTCTGGATCAACGAAGCAATAGAAGCGACTAAGGATGATTTCGACCAACTAGAGCAAAGATGTAAGGGTAAGTGGATAATGGATTACAACCCATCAACAGATGAACATTGGATATACGACAACGTATTAAAGCGTGACGATGTAGTGTATATTCACAGTACCGTATTTGATAATGAGTTTGCACCAGAAGAGGTTAAGAAGAAGATATTAAGTTATGAGCCTACGGATAAGAACATAATAGCAGGCACAGCAGATGAGTTTAAGTGGGAAGTATACGGACTAGGTAAGAGGTCAAGACGTGAAGGTGTTGTATTTACTAATTGGGCAGAGTGTAAGAAGATGCCTACCGAGTATCAATGGGAAGTATACGGGATTGATTTTGGATTCACTAACGACCCTACAACAATTATAAGGGTAGTGTTTGCAGATGGTCAAATATGGCTAGATGAGTTATGTTATGAAACGGGAATGACTAACCAGGATATAGCTAAGAGACTTCTAAGGTTAGGTATAACACAGAGCAAGGAAATAGTAGCGGATAGCGCAGAGCCTAAGAGTATAAGAGAAATAAAACTAGAAGGCTTTAATATACACCCATCCGTAAAAGGGCAGGACAGTATAAGAGCCACCATAGACATAGTACAGAGGTATAAGATAAACGTAACGGAGAGAAGTGAGAACGCAATTAAAGAGCTTAAAAATTACGTATGGATGAAAGACTACTCAACTAACAAATATAAGGATAAGCCAATAGACGACTATAATCATATATTAGATTCCTTAAGATATATTGCTGAAAGAAAACTAAGTAAAAAACAAAGCGGTGTTTATATTATTAGATAATTTTGTTATCTTTATATTTATACGGGAAGCCGAAAACGTGATAGAGTAGGCAATTAATATCTTTAAAAAATTAGACGCTCCATCTAAGCGGTTAGTAGGAGTTAATTTATTTAAAGGTTTGGTCAATAAGGGGGTAGTCGGCAAACGAGCGTTACTCCTTTTTTAAATGATAGATATGAATTGGTCAGATAGGGACGAATGCGAAGTCACAACAAACACCCAACCACACTACAAAGGCAAAGACAGCCTATACAAGTTTGCAGAAGATTGGGGATTGAATGCCTATGAGTTTGACATACTTAAACGAGTAGTAAGGTGTAGACACAAAGGTGAGTTCTATATTGACTTAGAGAAAACAAAAGATTTGATAGATATTTATTTAAGAGAGTATGAGTTGGAAGGACAAGACAGTTAGAGACTTTATACGTATTCAAGAAGTAATACACCTAGAACTTAATCCAGTTAAACGCATGGCAAAGGTGCTAGAGATAGCAACTAAGCACAAGTACGATGATTTGATGCAGTTACCTATGCAGGAACTAAGAGCCTTAGCTAAAAGAGAGGAATGGGCGTTTAATGCACCTGATGGTGACAGTATGTATAGATTCAAGTTTAAGGGTAGAAGATTCGAGCCTATCGTAGATGCTACTAGAATAAAAGCAGAACAGTTTATAGACGGCACAGAACTAAGCAAGGGAACTGAACTAGAACTTATCCAAAGGTTAAATATCTTAATGGGAGTTATAACAGAAGAGACTACACCTAGATGGAAGTTCTGGAAGAAACGCCTAACAGATCAAGACAAGTTTGCAATGGTGTTAGATATGCCTGTAGCTTATGTCTATCCTAACGTGATTTTTTTTTGCAGAGTTTGGGCGACATTGTTGGAAGATATACCAAGCTATTTGGAAAAGATGGCGGAGGAGTTGACAGCGACAGCGCATGGTATGCAGAAAGATATGGATGGGCAGCAACCCTAGATAATCTATGTAATGGCGACTACACTAAAAGAAATTACTACTTAGATTTAGGAGTTATAGAGTTTTTGAATATCTTAGCTCAAGAGAAAGACAAACAGAAGTTAATTAAACAACAGTTAAATAAGAAGTAACATGAATGAAGATATTGAAAAAATAATCGACGAAATTAAACGCCTAAACATATTGGATATGTACGCAAATTTTGCTTGTTTCGCAGAAGATATGTTTACGTATGACTTAACACATGACAACCTCCACCATGAGTTTTCTATAATTTCTGATTCGTGGGGATGGAAAAGGAATTGGATGTTAAAGGAGATGCCCGTAAAAGATTTACTAAGCACAGAGAATATGAGATTCTTCCAACATTCTATGTGGCTTTTAGATGAGAACGGAGAAAAGTCTGAATTAACTACACGATATACACGACTACCTCCATCAGATAAAATTAAGGTGGAGATAATATCTATACCAGAAGCCGATGAATAATGGTTAAAAAGAAGTAAAGCCTTTCATATCTATAATGCCCTCGTCATTAGTTTGGCGGGGTTTTTTTATGCTGTTACAAAACGCTTATTTTATATTTATTAATAATGGGGGTTAAAGGATTAGACCAGCTTAATGAACTAGGAAGAGAGGTAGCAGCACAGATAAACGATGCTGCTAAACTATCTATTAAAGAGGTGGCTAACAGATTAGTCCAAGCATTGCAAAGAAACGCACCAGACAATAGCGGTTATTTACAGCAGTCTATTGCACCCGTTCTGCCTATTAAGGAAACAGATAACGGATATGTGCTAGAGATTGAGTGGGAAGAATATGGTAGTTATCAAGACGCGGGTGTTGCAGGAACTAAGTCGGGGCAATCATTAGGAATCGAGTTAGGATATGGTAGAGACTTTGCGTACACTGACAAGATGCCACCTACAAACGTAAGCACAATAGGAGGTCAATCACTAAGGCAATACGCAGACAGTAGAGGGATAAGCCCGTTTGCAGTTGCTCGGTCAATATTCTACAAAGGTATTAAGGCTACTAAGTGGGCTAGTAATACAATAGATTCTCCAGAGGTTCAATCATTAATAGATGAACTAGCGGAGTTAATAGTAAAACAATACGACAAGTAATGGCAATAACAATAGACCAACAAGTAACTGGAATGGCTACGGCTTATAATCCTATTGATTATGTCCTTAGTTCAACCAATACAAGTGAGACATCATTTAAGTTTATTTCAGATGTTTATGTTAACGGTGTTAAGAGACATAGATACCTTACACCAGCAGATCCTAACTACTCTAATGGCTTTATAGATATTGCAAGTATTATAGAATCTTACCTTACCTTTGACTTTGATACAGCGTTAAACGATGACAGCATTAAAAATAACCCTAACTCAATTGCAGAGGTTTACGTAGACTTTGGAGAGCAATATGATGTCAGCGGAGTGATAACAGATTTTAGCGGACTTGCTACATCAGAAACTTTAGAAGTTATTAATGGTTCTTTAGAGTATGAGGATTATATAGGATTTGATTATACAGACTACTATAATAATTCAAGCGCACTGACCAAGTTCTTAACTAACGCACCAGTTAATAGGACAATCCCAAGCGACATGAATGCATGGCTTTATATGTACAACGATAACAGTACAGTATATTTAGATAGAGTAAGAGTAAGAACGTACGATAGTACGGGTACATTAAACGGGCTATTTTTGTTTAGCAATCCATATAGGGGTGGTGGTAGTTATACAGACAACCATGTTAGATTTCCAGTAGGTGCTAATTTAAACGATGTGACGGGCGTTACTGTAAATAGTGGTGCATTACCTATCTTAGATGCAGATGTAGCCTCTTATGACGTGCAGACGTTTGACAATGGTATAACAAGAACAAGTGAGCTAAGAACATACACAAGGGATTTAACGTGTACTGGTTTTGATAGATATACACTTCATTTCATTAACGAGCTTGGTGGTTTTGATAGTTTTGCGTTTGATTTAGTTCATAAGATTAACTGGTCGAAAGAACAATCTAACTACATGACACATGGTTATACACGTTCAGAAGATGCAGTGACTAGAAACTTAACCAAACACCAAAGACGCTCA